AAATTCGAGCATGGTATTTCCATGAAAAGCAGGTGGTACAAGGCCCCACCCGGTGGCAAGTGCTTACGTCTCAGTATATCTCAACCGGACGGTTGCCGTCTTTCTTCTTTACGACCATGAAGGCACCACCCTTCTTGGCCTCCTTCGGTTTGCTAGACCTGTTGGATTTACCCGCAGTGGACAAAGCAATCGCGACAGCTTGTTTTACCGCTGCGGACTTGTTCTTTGGCTTGCTGGTTCCAATCTTCCCTTTTTCTTTGTATGCGCCCACCATCTCTCCAATATTGGAGCTTACTGTCTTGCGACTTGAGCCTTTTTTAAGCGGCATTTCGGCCTCCTTGGGCAGGTGGTGTGTTTTGTGTGGCTTTCATACGCTCTCGGGCTACGCCGGCCCGCAGTTGCGCAATGTTCTCTTGTGAATTTACACGATTTTGCTGTGCCTGAGCGTTTTGCGCAATCTTTTGTTGGTCGAGTCCGAGCTTTTGTTGGTCCAAAGCAAGTTTCTTGTTGTCGTTGTCGGCGCGCTGTTGCAATTCCTGCTTCTTGAGCTCGACCAACGGGTCTCCCTGCTCTCCCAACAGCTGGTTTTGCATGTCCCGAACCTCTTGCATGAACAAAGCAATCTTCAGCGCCACCATGCCCTCCTTTTGGATAGGAGAGACAATGCCGTCAGGGTCCGTGCCGTAGTTCTGGAACAGTTCTGCCTCCACTGCTTCCTCCGCTTTGAGTCTCACGTGGTCCAGGATGTGCTTTTGCAGTGCCGTTGCGGCCATGGAGTTGGCTTGGAGGATAGGAGACAGGCCCATCATCAGGTGACCGGCAATGTGCGCGTCATGTTGCTGTCCAGCAAAGGCTTTCAGGCGCATGTTGTTGAGCACGTCGCTGTTTTCACTGGCCGGGTCCTTGGGCATCTGGGTGTTTTGCGGCAATAAGATGCCGTCGATGTCTCGGACATTGAGCGCAGAGTACACGCGGTAGTACGCTTCGTACATGTCGTGCATCTGGGGCGCGCTTTGGGCCATTTGCAACTGCGTTTGGGCTAAGGTAATGCGCTGGGCAGAGCTAAAGATGTTGGGGTCAGCAACAGGCAGCACCGCCACCATGTTGTTGAAGTCCTTCTTCTTGATCGAGCGCGCGCCACCGGGTACGTCGTACGGATAGTTGTCAGGCATGTACTCGCCAAAGCCCTTGGCAAGCATCTTGAACTCAAGACCTTGGGCATAGTGCAAGCGTTTGTGGATTGCCGACATGACAATCGAGCCACGCTCAAGCAGTGCAAGGGTTGTCCCTACCTGCGCGTTCTGGTTGGCGTCGCCAACCTGCATATCTGCGGTGCTGGCCAGGCGTTTGCCCGCGTCAACCAAGAATCCAAGCAATGCAAACAAGGCTTGGCTCGGTTCTTTGTAGGGTAAAGGCAACAAAGAGGCTTGGAGTTCAGCGCCACCAGCGTCAATGTCTCGCCATTCGCCTGGTTGGATAGGACTATCGTTGTCCGCGATCCGTGCGCCCTTGGCCTTGAAGCCCGCTGGCAGGTTTGAGAGCGTTCCCGCGTCCAGAAGCTGGCGCAAAGCACTGGTTGCGCCCTTGGACAAGCCGCCAACCATGTGAACAAAGCCCATGCCGTACGCGCCAAGGCCTTCGACCAGCACGTAATGCACAAAATAGTCCTTGCGCACCTTCAATTCGTCGTCTTCGCTCCAATTTCTGCGCACACCGACCACTTGCAGGCTGTCTTCCAGCATGGTGACGACGTAGGGTAAGCGGATTTTGGTGTCTTCGCCGTCTTCGCCCTTGTCTTCAAAGCCAGGGATGTCCAAATCCACTTGCATTTCCAACAAAAACACTTCTTCGACGTCGTCAGTGGGCTGCACACCCGTAACTTTGTCCACGGCTTCTTGAATTTGCGTGGTGTCGGGCAGCATGGTCTGCGATTCAACGTCCACATCCAAGTATTCGCCGGCCACAATGCGCTTTCTGAACTCGTTTGAGTCCATTGCAATGCGGTGCGTGATCCGTGGGCACTGGCTCATGACGCTTGATCCGTTATACGGAATGTAAACATCGTCGGCCAAGCACAATTTGGAGACCATGCGGCCCAATTGGCGGTCGTAGTACACCTTCTTGAACGAGGAACCGCCGTACCCAGTGTAGAAAAGCAACTGATCAAACTCAGGTGTGTACTCTTCCATCACAGACGTGATCTGGTAGTTCATGAAATCTTGCACGCGAGATGCCTGTTGGGTCTTTTCTACCGTCTCACGGCCAATGACTTGCGTGCGAACAGGGCCGCCAGCGGGCATCAGTTCCTTGAATGCCTGTGCTTGGAACTGCACGATGGCCTCTGTCAGCATTGGATGGGTCGCGCCCGACGCGCCCCTGAACGGCTTGGTGCGTTCTTCAATCTTCAAACCCAGCAAGTCCATGCCCTTGGAGTACATCTGCTCCCAGTCCGAACGTGAAGACTTGTCAGCCTCGAACATCGCGCCGACATCCATGCCGATCTGGCTCAAGTCGTCCTCATCAATGACCTCGGCCAGGTTGGCGTAGAAGTCAACTTCATCGGCGTCGTCTTGCGCCATGTTGATAACGGCACTGCCGTCTTCTTCCAACACGATCTCAATGTCGGGCATCTCTTCATCCTCGATGATGATGTCCAACTGAGGGGCTTGATTTACTGCTTTATCTATGGGCATGGGTTCTCTTTCTTATGGACGGGGACGTCCAGACAAGTCCATCTTAAACTCTTCCAGTTTGGGAGTCAGATAACTATCGCTCTCTGCGATCTTATCTGGTTTGATGTAAGTCCTCAAGAAGGACAACACTCCCTCATCCGCATCCTTAGGGGCAACGTTTCCTGTCTTGGCTCCATTGCCTTTGATCTGTTTCACGATGGTGCTCATGGGCCCTAGCTCACGGCCTTCGGCTTTTGCGCGTGCAATGTCGGACTCAGAGAGTACACGACCTAATGGTCCTGTGTATGCTTTCTCCACCTGGACAGTAGTAAACGGCTTGCCTTTTGAGTCTCGCAAAGTGTAGACCTGTACCTCCTCGCCCTCCTTGAAGCGGCGGTACTCCTTAGGTCCATAAGCGCCTCCCTTGGCATAGCCGCCAACAGAGTGTCCAATGTATGCGCCTTCAATCGCAGTGGCTTCGTTGTCAAGGATACGGTGCCAAGTGAAGTTCTGTCCGTCTTTTTCAAAGTTCATCAACGGCTCGCTCAGGCCCTGCTTCCAGGTTTTTTCTGGAATACGCTTTCCACTCTTTACGGCGTTAACCAGGTTCTGTGTATTGAACATGTCCAAGTTGTACCTGGCCGAGTTTTTGACCACGTCTTCAAAACGCATCTTGGTAATCTCTTTTGGAGACAACGTAGCCAGGTACTGGTTAATATTCTTTGGTGACAACAAATCCTCAAGCGCGCTCTTGTACGGCATGTCGATGTCATAGATCGGCTCGCTCGTCTGAATTGCTCTCTTGATATTCTCAGGCACAACACCCGGTACTTTGGTTTCGCTTAACCCCAGTTCCTTGTATATGCGATTAATCATGTTTGATTCTTCGGGAGGCTGCTTATACAGGTTGTACAGTTCCTTGTATTCACTCGGTATGTAGTTAAGCAGGTCGCTGGACCCATCTCCACGTGGCCCCGTCAGAGATACGTTAGGGTTGATGAGGTTAGGGTCCATCCCGCCTGCCACCATCTTCTCGGTTACGTCCTCTGATGCTTGAGCCTGGAGTTGGCGTCCACGGTCACTCATGGTGGAGGGATAGGCTGGATCAAAGAGAGGCTCTTTGGTATTGAAAGCCAGTCCTTTCAGTCCCGTCATCTCATCGTAGCGACGCGTCAAGTCTTCCAATGCCTGCGGATACTTGGGGTAGAACCTTGTCTCTCCAGTTACTGGATCAACACGAGTCTTGCCTGCGCGTGTCTGTTCAATTGCATAGTCAGGAATCTGCTTTTGTAAGGCAGGGGTGCGCAATTGACCACTGATGATTTGCTTAAATATTGGGTCACTTGGTGTGCCGTACTGACGCGTGTAATAGTTCTGTGCCTTGGAGCGCCAGAAGTTTTCAATGGCATCTCCCATCTCATTGGACAAGCCTGAGATGCTTGGGTTTGCACCAGCGTCAATCATCTTATCTAATTTAGAGATAGAGGCGTTGCTCTTTCCAGTTGACTGCACGCCGGTGAACGTCGTGCCGCCGCCTTCAGGGCGAACAGCAAAGGCTGGCTGTGGAGTGATGCCGCGCAGTGGGCCTTCGTTGAACATGCCGCGCTCGACTTGGCGGGCAGCTTCCTTGCCAAGGTATTTCGCCACTGGCGTGCCAACTTCCTTGATCAGCCTTGCAGCAGGGCCAATCAATGCGGCGTTGCCTGTGACAAAGCCCTGCTCGGCTCTGCCAAGAATTTCTTTGCGTTTGGGATGAAAGACGCTAAATTTATTGGCCACTTCATCGGGCGGTGTGCCAAACAACGCGCTTTCAATAAAGGCGTATGTCTGTGGATCAGGCAATTGATTTACGTCACGACTTTGTGCCAAGGTTCTAGACTTCTGTCCCTGGCGTTGAATGTTTGTGTTCATCACAGGTTGGTACCTGTTTAGCTCGACCTCGTCAGCGGCCAACCGTTCGATCTGTTGAGGCGTGAGCCGTTCTCCGCTGGCCGGTGAACCCTCCGCGCGTTTGACAGGCTTGCCAAGATTAATGTTGATCTCTCGCCCACGTCCAGGAGGAACCTTCTCCCCTGCATATTCACGAATCAGACTGTATGGGCCCATCGCGCCATACTCAGCCGTGCGCTGCTCTTGCATGCTGTTGGGGTCTCGTGGAGGGTTGAAATCGTATGTGTCTTGCACAACCAAATTGCCCTTGGCGTCCCGGCCATACTTGAACCGGCCCAGCGTCGTCTGCACATTGCCCAGTGAATCCGACATGGAAAACAAACTAGGCGTTGTTGATGCAGGGATTTGCCCACGCGCGCGCATTACCTTTGCCAGTGCCTGGTAGTCGCCATACTGAATATCGCCTTTGTCCCCGCCCTTTAGCGCGATTATCTCCCGCATCGTGGCCAGCTCTTCGGGGGAAAAATTGCCCTCTGTTATGGGCTCGCGCTTTCCTTGCACAGTCTCCAAGAAGGTTCGAGCAGACGTGGGAAAACTCGAAGCAGGTAGACGTTGCGCTATGAAGTCGGTTACACGGTTAATGCCGGTGAGTTCCGAGTCCTTCTTATCCGCCTCGCCGCCATCTTTATATGCTTTGGTGGGCGTGATGGTCGGAGGCATGGCACGGCGACGAGCAAGTTCTTCTGCTTCACCTTCATTCGTAGTAGACGGGGACAAGGCCATTGCAGCAGCGCCGCCCGCTTTGCCAAGAAACTCCAATGCGTCCGTTGGGCTGATGTCCATGCTGCGCACAACATCAGAGAATTGCTGCCTTGCTGTGCGAGGGGCCATGGGCTGCATGCCGTAAGGAGACACCGCCTGCGACGCACCGAACACGCGGTACTCTGGCTCTCGAGCCGTGGCCCCCGAACCGCCGTAGATCGCGCCGTCATAGCCACGCTTTTGCAAAGTCTTGACGGCTTGCGCATCGTCAAGGATTGGGTAGATGTCCACATACAGGCTGTTGAGTGCCTTGGGGTCTTTCTTCATCACGTCAGCAACAGAGGTGTAGCCGCGCTCAGTGGCCAAGCGGTCGAACGCGCCAGTCCTCTCAATCAATCCCGAATTGTTCTTCACCACTCGAGAAAATTCTGCCTCCCCCAATGCCTTGCGAAGAACGCCAAGATCAATGAAAGGGTCCCCAGGTGTGTTCACTAAGGGCTTGCGAATGCTGAGATAAGACGGAAACACTTTTGCCGCGTCTACCGCCGCGCCCGTGTTCGGGCTCGTGGCATACAGGTTGGCCGCGTCTTTCGTGCCATAGCTCAAGGAGCCCTGCTGTGTGGACAGGCCACTACCCGGACCATACTCACCGCGATAAGCAAGGACGGGCTTGCCTGCCTCGTCAACCGCTTTGGTGCCTTTGAGTGCTGCGCCGCCTTTGGCCATGCCCTCTGGCTGGGCAGGGGCTAACGGGTCAAACCCGCCTAGTTGTCCTTTGAGTTCGCCTCTTAAAAAATCATTTTCGTATTTGTTGTACTCGGCCTCAGTAAGGAAGCGGCGGTTGTCCAACTGATTGCTCTTAATATACTTCTCTACCTCCGGAATGTTTTTAATATCCCGCAGTCCCGTTAAATACAAGTCATTAACCTCTGACCAATTGCCGCTGTTTAAGAAGTCCTGCACAAAAGGCTGCGCGTCTTCTGCTATGTAGCCATTAACCTGGCCTTTGATCTGGTTAATACTGGGAGGCAGTTCGCCTACTACTTGATCTGCTGCTTTTTGGAAACTGTCCATCGGGCTAGGGGCACGGGCTCCCGACAATACCCTGTTTTCTGCATAAACGTTTGGGTTTTCAAAATACATTTTCTTGCCCAAAGCGTAGATTTCCTGTAGCTTTTCTTCAGGGATAGAGCCGTCTTGAAGCAGTTCCGCAGGAAAACTATAATTTTCTCCACGTGCGCGGGATTCAAGGCCGTAAGTGACATAGTCCAGAGGATGTTTTTCCTTAACCGTTTCAACTGTTGTATACCTTTTTCCCTGGTCGTCGGCCAACGAATAAACCTTTACGTCCCCGCTCTTAATGGCTTCCCAGCCGCCATATCCGTAACCAGGACTTCCCTTGTTACCTGATTGAGGTGTCCAGTCGGCGTGGCCGGGCGGAGGTTCGTATCCGCGTACGGAGTGGCCCATGGCATCGGACTCCGCAGCAAAGTAACCGGGCTTGTCCAACTGCATCCACCTAAAGCCTTGCTCTGGGTATGCTTTGTATGTAGGCACATCCTTGAGTGCTTGGATATTGGCCTCTGTCATTTTCTTAGCCATCTCTTGGTCGTAATCAAAGGTACGACGCACGGCATCTTCCATGCTCAGGCCTCTGAGGCTGTCTGGGCTCAAGCGACCTGTCGTCAGGTCCTCGTTAAGTACATCCACGATATGGTCAAAGCCGAGGTTCGATGGGCGGCTTCCGAGCTTCATGCGACTTACCTTGGCCGTTGGATTTTGCACTGCAAAGTCTCCACCAAAGGACTTGAGGGTTTCGTTCAGATCATCTGAGTAACCAAACGGGACCATCTCTTTGTAAGGGCCTACAGTAATTGCAGAATCTGCCGCGTTCTCCCATGCCTGTCCTCGAGGAGTCTTAGAAACAGGGCCTTGTTGCTCAACAGGAAAACCGGCAATTTTTCGGCTTAACTGTGCAGTTTCTACGTTAGTTGTCGTGTCAGGGAAAGGCAGTATGCCTTCTTTTTCTGCTTGTATGCGAACAGGATCGCTGGGCGTTCCCATCTTGTTTTTAATGTAAGGCGTCAGCTTCTTGTCAATCCACTTGTTCAAGGATTTAGCCTTAGCCGGGTCGTCTAAATTCTCCGCCTTGTAAAGCGGTTTAACAAATTCCTCTGGGCTGCTAGAGCCCGTCATCCAATTGCCACCCTCTTCTTTGATGATGCTAGGCAGAAAAGAAGGAGTGTCTTGGGCAAATAACGATCTCGCACTGGACGGGACTACGTTGTCCACGGAAGACGCGCCCTTCTTTGCGCCAGACTTTAATGCACGGACAAGGCCGCCTGCTTGAAAGGTTCTGGCCATCAGCGGGCCGGGCTTCTCCAGGGTAGGCTGGTCAAACATCACCGTATTAAAGGTGGGGCGCATCAGGCCCTTGCCGGCTCTTTGCGCAGCCTGTGCCTTGAGCTTGTATGCCTTTTCCAAAGCATCATATTGCGACCTGGCGGTTGCAATCTGTGTAAGTTTTTCTTGTTCCGTGGGCGGCGCGCCGAGTTCAGGGATGGCAGGAGACAAGTCGCCCATGGGCATGCTCATTTCCTTAGACCGCTTGGACTTGCCACCACCACCGCTCTTTGTCGATAACTGCTTGAGCATCAGCTTCGCAGTTTTTCTTTCAGGCACATCCGATTCACTAGGATACATAGGCGCATACGCCGTGTCGGCCTCGTCGGCCAACAAAAACTGATTCATCGCCTCGGTCTGCGATTCAATCGACGCATCTCCGCCTTTGGCGTAATACTGGATATCTTCCTCTTGCACCTCGCCGCCCTCAGAAAACATCTGAGGCACATACTCAGGAGGCTCGGACGATGCAAGACTGTCGATGTCTATATCGTCAGGTAAATATTGTCCATCCATGGTTTG